TTATCAATGCAGTTATGGTTTTAATTATATCTCGAATAAGATTCATTGCAGTTCGAATGATTGTTTTTAATATTTCAAAAATTGGTTTGGTTATTGCCACAATGTCATTTCCATATCTTTGCCAAATTATTTTTATAGCTTGCCAAACAGTTTCAACAATAGTTTTTAGTGCATTGAAAATTTGAGAAAACCATATTTTAAAACTTTCCATAAATGCCTTAAATTCCTGCGCTGATTGGCTATTGCTATTATACCATTTTTTGAAAGCATTGGTAACATTTGTAATAATTTGGACAAAACCTGAAATAATTGAACTAACAGTATCAAAAACAGTAGTTAGAGTTGCCTGTATTGCAGGCATGTTTGTTTGTAGCCATGATACAAATTGCGCCACCAATGGAGCTAATCTGTCGCCTAAATCCGTAAATAAACCCATCAGTTGTTTTTGCAATAATGTTAATTGCACTTTAAGACTTGCATCATAAGTTTTAGACGCTTTTTCTACTGCTCCCGTTGCCCCTTCCATCGTTTTCTGAATTTCTGCTAATGACTGTGTTCCAGGTTTGAGTGCATTTGCCATCTGTATGCCTGCCCTGGCTCCAAAAAGCTCTACTGCCATTTTAGCTCTTTGTGTCGCATCTTCTGTATTCTGTAATTGAGTAATAGCTTTTTGGAGTTCTTGAGGGCTTTTTACCTGTTTGAGTGCATAGTTAAAAGCAGTAATGGCTGTACTGGAATCAACACCAGTCGAAGCAAAAAGATTAAGATAACCTATTGCGTCATCAATACTCATCCCTAAACCCTGAAAAGCAGGAGCCATTTGTTTTAAGGCTGCCTGACTATCCTGAACAGATAATCCGAATTGTTCCTGCGAAAATTTCAATTTATCCATAATAGGAATTATTTCTTCATTTGCTAAACTCCAAGCATCACCAATATCATCAAGTGCCCCCACAACTTCTTCTACACCCTGCCCTGTCACTTTCGCAAAATCAAGAAAATTCTGCGAATATTTTTTTATATCGTCGGCATTCATCTGCATGTTGTTGTGTAATGCTTCAGCCATTTTTGCTATGTCTTGATAACTGTCCTCATTAGTCTTGTATAGGTCTTTAATTGTCTCTTTAACTTTTTCCGCTTCTTCTGCTGTCATGCCTGTTGATGCTTTAAATTTTGCCATTGTGTCATCTAATTCCATTGCGCTTTTAACCCCTGCTACTGCCATAGCTCCCACGGCTGCTGTGACTGTTGCTATCCCTGCAACAACAGAAGTTTTCAAAAATCCTGCCATAGAACTCATTTTTGATTGAAATTTTTCCGCTGTCTGCTCTGCATTTTGCATACCAACAGTAAAATTTTTATCGTCTAAAACCAAATGTGTCGCATAAGTGGCTAAATCTATCACCCCTGGCATCATTTCACCTCTTTTCTGTAACTAGGTAAAGCCCTAATCCTGTTCCAATCTGGCTCAGTTTGTGATAGAATCTTGCTTTCCTGCAATATCTGTCGTCCTTCTTCAGTTTTCATTAGTTCAAACATTTGGAAATGTTTGAGTAAACTTAAAAATACTGCATAAGGTAATTCCATTACCTCGTTAAATGACATATGGCTTTCATGTATTAAAAAAGCAATATTTTCCATTATTTCAATTTCGCTTTTGTCGTTTCCCCCTTTGCCGCTTATTCTGCGGTGGGGGAATTGGAGTTTGGGTCGTTGTTTATCTCTGCTATATGCTCCATCATACCAGATATTATTGCCCTAATCATCCGCATGTCAAAATTTTCCTCGACGTAATTCACATCAATATTTTTTGTTTTGTCTAAATTTAATATATCACAAACAAGTTCTTGACTTTTCTTAATTGCTTCCGATTCGTCTTTAAGATTCTGTATATCTTGAGTATATTTAGTTAGCTTAATCACAAATTTTGTGGAAATTTCACCAGGAATAGTAAAGGTTTCACCTTTTGGAGTCTTGATAATTAATGGATCTTTCACCAAAACGCCAAGATCTATTATTTTACCCATTGTTTTGCTTCCTCCTTAAAATAAAAAAATTAAGGGTAGAATTACTCTACCCTTATATTGTCGGGAATGTTTCGACTATTTCAACAAGAGTTCCATCGCTACAAGCCAAAGCCCTAAATTCGTAATCGGTCACATTTGGTTTTTCATTATCGAAGCTAAACGCAAAACCATTGGTATTTATGGCTTTTTTGATGTTCACGATAAGCTCTCCGCCATCTTTTTTGGTATGAATAAATCTTAAATAATTGATTGGCAAACTGCCTTTACCACCTATTTTTATGGTTTTCTTACCGGTTATCGCATCTGTAGTGATTGTTACTGGTGCTACTCTTTCTAAGTTATCAATTTTCCAAGTCATAACCCCACATTTGAAAGTGACATCTTCCTCAGTAATGAAACTCATTAACAAACCTCTGTTTGCACTTCTCACGTCTTGAATTTTTGGTTTATAAGTTAACGTTGCCCCGCTGTCTATTGCCCCTACGTTTACCAATGCTGCTTCTATTGTTGCATCATCCGCTGTTTCAGGATTTTCAACAGTTCCTAAGTACAACTCACCAGAACCCAACAAAATCGGCTCTGCCGGTATAGTCGTCAATGCCATGTTTAACACGCTCCTTTAAATTTTATACAGAAAATATAGAATTATTTCATAATTTCCAGTATCAGGATTTTTTACAATGCCACCGCCATTTAAAAGCTCGGTATGATATATCCCCTCAATATGCTTTTCGCATCTTGGGTCATCTAATAGAAATATTAATCTATTTTGAATTTGCATTAATTTTGCCAAATCCTTGCCTACAATGTTAAATTCTATTTGGTAATTTTTTATATATCCACCAGAAATAGGTTTTGTTTTATAAACAATATAAACATCATTTTCAATTTCTTTTGGCTTTTCTACAAAATAAATAGCATTGCCTACAAGAGAGAAAAAATCAGTATCATTAAGCAAATATTTCCTAATCGCTTCCATTGTTTAGCACCTCGGCAATTCTGCGTCGAATTTGTTCAAGGTTTTTGTCTACTGCTGGTTCAAGGTAAGGTCTTTTCCTTTCTGCCCAGTAAGCATATTCAACATTACTGCCTACTGCCCCTTCGGTTTTATCGTCATCGGTTCTAACTTCATGAGTAATGCTTCGCTTTAGTGTTCCAGTTCTCACAGGGCACATCATTTTTGCGTCTGCTTCAATCAAAAGACATGCTTCTTCTATTGCTTTTTGCCTTCTTACCCGCATTTCCTCAATGGCTTTTTGAAAAGGACTATCACTCATTGTCTATCATCCATTCTGCGTAATCATCCCATTCAATCACTTTTTTAATGATATATCTATTATTTTTATATTTACATTTATTTCCAACAATTATATTAGAATTTGGATCACTAAAAACTCTATAAACAACATTTTCAGTAAACCCATAATCCCTATAGGCTAATTCCTTTGAATATGGCTGAACATCACATTCTATACTTGCAACAGTAGTTTCTTGCCCTTCATGCCAAATGCCCATATCATCCAAATAGCCTTCGGATTGGCCTAAAATATCAATTTTTGAATTATAAAACATAGTTTTCACCTACCCCATTAATCGGATTTTCCGAAATGGAGCGCACATAATTTTTATTTCCTCTGGTAAATCCTGTATAAATGAAACACTTCTGCTACCTTGAGTTTGTGAGGATATACCATCATTTTTCCTTTTTTTGTAATATGTTGCCGCTAATTGAAGTATTGCATTGTCAAGCCCTGTCGGTAATACTTCATCTGGCAAATAATTACAATAGCTTTTTATCACATTTTGTGCCATACTAATTAAAAGGTTTAATAAATTATCCTGCGAAGTATCACTAATGCCCAAATACAATTTTAAATTTTCTAACATTTCCTACACCTACTTTTTAAAAAGGTAAAGGCAAGGAAATTAATCCTTGCCTTTTTTTACCTTTTTATCTTCTTTTTCTACTATTTCTTTGAATCCCTGTTTTAACAAGTCCGCTTTTTCGTATTCACTTTCAACAATTCTTACTACATTAAGCCTTTGTAACTTATACATATTATACCAAAGCTTCTTTGATGTTTACGAATACAGCGGACATCTTGTTGTCAGGAATCCAAAGGTCATGGTATTTTCTGTAGTCAATCTTGTAAGCATCTGCCACTTGATTGACAGAAGGATCGAAAATTCTAATGTTGTCGGTTTTGCTGACTGCTATAGGAGCAGTTTGGGCACATATAATCCAGTTTATGGTTTTTGCGCTTGCGTCTGCAACAAATCCACCGGCTTCTTGCCCTGCGGTTTTGCCATCATAAAATACATATGCAGTTTTAAGTCTTACAGAAGGTACAGTGATTATAGGGTATCCATCAATAGAAACAACTTTTGTATTTACCTGCCCTTGAGTAAAATCAACAACGGACAATTGTTTTGTTAATTCGGTGGAATTTTCCAATATATTCTTTGTAGCAAAAGACATGGTGATGATGAGCGGAACATCACCAACAACATCCTGCATTGCGGCTATATCGGCTTTTATTTTGCTTAATATATCTGCCACAGCAGGAGTATATCCACCAGAAGCCCTACCAGCGGCTATGGCAAGAGAGGCTATTTTAGAATACCTATAGGCATCAACTTCAGGAATAACATGTACTCTCTGGAATTCGGCCATTACAGCGGAAGCATTAGCCACGAAATTGCTTTCGTTAACATCCATTGCATCCAACTGGAATGTTCTAGCCCTATCCTGGGTCATTATCATGGTTTCATAGCTTAAATTAATACTGCCCTGAGTAAAACCGTTAACTCTATCATAATTACCAAGGCCATCCATCGAGATTTTCGGAATCTTTATTTCTTTACCACCATTATATATTACTTGTCCTGCATTTGCTTCCATCCATCCGGAAGTAGCACCCTGCACCATCTGAGTATCTAATGCCTGCTGGAAAATTGTTGCATAATCAATTATATTTGCCATAATAAAAATCACTCCTTAATTATTTTATATTAAAATATTTTGAAATTTCTGCTTTAATTTTTTCTTCCTGTGATAATTGTTTGTCAGTTTTTACTGGCTGATAACCACCTTTAAGCCTCTGCTGAACCAAATTATTAATACTATCATTAAGAATTCTCTCAAGTTTCATCAAATTTTCTTCGGTTTCTTTTTCGTCATTTCCAACAAAATAATCAATGATTTCTACTGGTAAATTTTTCTCTGTTGCTATTTTTATAGCCCTATTAGTAAGGTCTTTTCTTTTTGCTTCTTCTTCCATTTTCTTGAATTTTGCTTCCAATTCTGCGATTCTTAAGTCTTTTTCATCTTTTTCTGGGAAACGTCTTTTAATTTCTTCATCGATTAGTTTTGATAAATTATTGCTTTTCCAAGTTTCAAGCCCTTTAGAAAAATGTCTGTCTTTTTCAGAATCAAACCACTTTTTGGCATCAGGATTTTCATTTAAAAATTTCTGCACCCCTTCAATGGTTAATTGGTTAAACCCCTGAAGGTATGCTTTTACCTCCTGATTATCCTTGTTTTGTTCTAAAAATGCTTTTACTTCATCAAAATTCATATTTACCTCTCCTTCTGCCCTTTTAGTTCTTTTTTTTAAGCCCTAAAAGTGCATTATTTTATATTTATATATTAAAAAACGCCTCCATATTTCGTTTTAGAGACGTTTTTTTGCAGTTTAGGTATAAAACTATTACCACCCAAATTTTGACTAAAAAAACGGCTAAAAATGCCTTTTTTATGCGTTATAGCTTATTTTTCGCCCATTCTTCATACGATTGATACTCTATTACCTCCCCTGTTTCCTGATCTCTTCTTTGTTCAGGATTCCAGCCATCCACCACAGGAATAAGACAACATCTACAGTTCGGATGTGCTGGCAGGTCTGGCGCATTATCCAAATCAAACTTTTGCCCATCCAAATTTTGACATTCTTCGCATGTGTTATCCTCCAATGTTGCACTCCACATTACTTGCTGAACTAATCCAGAATTTTCATAAATTTCCTTCTGTGCAGCAGTAACACATCTTGCCATCTCTGTGTTGATGATACGTTGGCTTTCATAAGCTCCTGAACCCATTGTTTGGCTTATATCTTTTGCCAATTTATCAATACTTTTTCCTTGAATCATGCCATCTTCCAGATTTTTGCGAAGTGTATTAACTAATTTTGATTTATTATCCCAAATGCGATCACTAAAGGTTTTTCCTTCAATCGGCATTTTGACGGCTTTTTCAACAAATTCTGGTCTAACGATTGAATAATCAATATTGACATCTATACCTTTTTCGATTGTATATCCTGTGCGGTAAAAACTTTCCTTATAAATGTCTTGTAATATATTTGTGGTTTTTTCATCTTCAAAATTTCCCAATTCCTTAGCCATAAAAGTTAATTTTTTTTGCATATTAGCCAAAACTGCATATCTTTGCTGGTCTGAAATACTTAATTTTCCATCTTGTGAATATTTTGAATATATCTTTCCTAATTCGCCTCTAATATCATTCAAAGCTCTTTTGTATGCTTGCAAAATGGGTAAACTGTCTTTATTAGCCTTTTTTGCCATCTCTTCATGTATATTTTCAATTTCTTTTTGTAACTGCTTTTGGTTTTTATCCATTATTTACCACATCCGGCACGACATCAAGGTTAATTGTCATCGCTTCTTCCTGCTCTTTTTTGAGTTTCGCCATTTCTTCTTTAGGATTGTCAATGAAACTCAATTGAGCAATAGCAGTTTCAGTTGAAAGTTTACCATTAAGTTGGCTAATAATTTGAGCAGTTACCATGTCATCGGCTGGCACATTAAAAGTAAATTTAACATGAATATCTCTATAATCGTATTCCTGGCCTGTCTTAATTTTTAGGTATTTAAAAAGGAATTTTAACCTATTTTTTAAAGCATCGGCTATTGCATCTGCATTAAGTTTGCACTTATTTTCAAGGCTTATTAGCCTAGTCCGCAAAGCTAATGAACTTGTATTGCTTGAAAGTTTCTCATTTGCATTGATATGATTACTAATTTGATACATCTTATCTTCTAAAGTTTTCAAAGTATTCTGTATAAAACTATCATTAACATTTTTTACCAACCATGCTACGTCCCCACCAACAGGAACCTTCATTGCGCCAAGTTTTTTCATGTTGGCTAAATCTTCTGCTTGTATGTCTGCACCTTTCAACATCAAATATGCATTGCGAAAATCACTTATTTCATTGGAAATATCGCTTAAATTTGTTTCGTAAGCATCCTGCAAACCCTTCAGGTCATTGAAAAGTGTATCGAATTCCTTCTCTTCGGCTATGCTACAAACAGAAACTGGCACTTCATTAAATATATGAGTATCTTCACCAATTAAATTCTGATCGACATAGTGTTCAATTCTACCTGGATAGTAGACATCCATGTATTGTTTATCATCAAATTTTCGTTTAAACAATACTAAAAAAACCTGCACATTACCAAAATCATCCGTCAAAATATAAGAATTTAATGGGCTATAAATTTGGCTTGAAAACAAGCCATCTTTATCAATGTAATAAAGCTCATATGCTTCCCCGAAAGTAAGCATGTTTTTACATAAATTTTGGTCATGTTTTTCGCTCCAATGAGCCAAATTTTGTATTATGGCATTTATTATATTTTCGTCACCGGATTTGCTAATATAAGTGACATTGTTACCGACAATGTATGAAACTTCTTCCTTAATAAAGGTTTTAATGAAATTGCAATTAACTTTATTATTAGTACGGTTAGTAATCATTTGATAATTTAACATCGCATCAGTTTGGCCTAAATAGTAATTATACATTTTTTGGTATTTTGGCAAATTTAGGTAATAATCTTCTAAACAATTTTGAACTAACGTATCCAATGTTTCACCGCCTTTTTATAAGCCTAATAATTTTCTATCAAATAATTCAATTTTTTGTATTACTTGAATATCATCTATTCTAAAATCTAATTCACTTACACAATCTGCGGCATCATCATGCCCTATGCCTTCCCCTTGATAATCCAAAATCTGGTTATAAAATTCCTCATCTTCTTTGTTAAAAATAATAAAGCCATTGTTTACCTTCCCTGCAATGGCTCGGATTTTATTTTCTTTATTCTTTTTTTGGTATTCATTTATAAAAGTTATATTTCTATGGCTTAATTCCTTATCATTTCTGATAATTTCCTGTAATCTTTTTACATCGCTACCATTGAATGTATTTTTTTCTATGAAAATATGAGTAATATCTTTATATTGCTTGAGTAATTCAATTACTTTTGCTATGTATTCATCAAATTCAACCTTCAATAATACCCCTTTGCGAATATATCTATATCCATTAATATCTTTTGAACCCACGCAAATTGCGGTAAAATCATTGCTTTTGCTGGTTCCTACTGCACAATCAACACACATCATGGTTTTTTCAAAGGTATGACTTTCAATTTCTTCTGGTGTTTCGGTTTTGATACTAAAGAAACATTTTTCTCCTATGTGAGTGGCATCATTCATTATTTCCGACTTAAAGGCAATTGGATCAGAATAATACATCAAGGCTAAATCTATACAAGTATATTTTTCGGGCCAAAGTCTCGGAAATGTCATTTCTTTTTCACGAGCATAAAAATAATCCCTAGCATCGATTTGAGCATAGGGATTTTTGTTATCAAAATATATTCTCTTAAACTCTGCCCAATATGGATTATTATTAAAATATCCGTCTACATCAAAATTTTCCAAAGGAATACCTCGTTTTAATATATGATTATAAGTTTTATCGGCAATAAGAGAAGAAATGAAATCGCCTTCAGCCAAAACAGTGCCTAAAATTATATATTTACTTCCACTTTTTATCTTTTTACCATCCCTAAAAACTGGAGTATCTCCGGCATATAATACATCTTTTTTGAAGGTTTCTATCTTTTTTTGCTTTGCTTGATCCGTGATAACATCATCAAGCCCTGCTATGTCATCGCAAATAATATATTGTGGCCTTTTGCCTAAATGCTTCCTACCCCTCATACTTGATGTGCTTGATATTGCTTCTATTTTTGTATTGTTGGTTAAGTGTAATTCATTGGCATTAACCGTGAAATTTTTGGTATCTATTAATTCTCCAAAAGTTTTCTTGATATATTCATTATTTTCAAAAGCACTTCTAACATCAAATATGAATTTTTGGGCATCTCTTTCAGTTTTACCTTGCACTATAGTGTAAAAACTTTTGCCATAGCAATGCAGCCAAATTACTGTGGCATAAGTAACTACAGTACTTTTTGCGTGGCCTCTAGGTAGACATAAAACAAGTTTATCAAATTCATCTTTTAAAATCATAATTTCCAATGTATTCCAAATTTCGTAATGAAAAGGTGCTAATGGCCTGGCATCATTGTTTTCTTTAACTCGAAAAGTGTCTTGCAAAAAATATAAACAAAAAAATTCTATACTGCGCTTGCCAACAGCATAAGCAAGGCCATTTTTACCAAAGAGATTATCTTTGTGTTTCTGCATTATTTCTCTTGCTTTTTCAGAATTATATAATTTTTTCAAATATTTATATAATAATTGCCTGTCTTCTTTTGTGTTCTGCATTTATCTTCACCAACTTTTTTGAAAAAAACTTCAGGGAAGGAAAATTAGATCCCTCCCCTACAGCCACATTCTCATGGCATAGGCAGTTTTACTTCAAGTAATAAGGAGGAGGTGAGACTTGAACTCACTATAAACTGCCAAACTTACCGATATGCCAATGGCTGATGTATAGAAAAAGGGCACAAAGCCCTTGTTCTACCTCGAAAGTATAAAAATATGAAAAAAATTTGTAGAGGTTATCCTGGCTCATTTTCTGAAAATTAAAAAAGAAGGCTACCGGCTATTTTATTTTGAAAATTTTGATAATGAATAAAATGCAATTTTTATTTTCCATATTTTGTATTTCAATCTATTATAATATTAATTATATAAGATTCAACGTCCGATAATGTAGATTAAGTAAACTAAAAACAATCCTTCAAAGCCTTGATATTATCGCATTTGTTATTTATTTCCATTTTATTAGTTTACGTTTTATTATTTTATTTCCATTTACTTCCATAATTGTCCATATACCAAAAACATCTTACCTAATTTCTGGAAATATAAATCAATAAAACGAAACTTTTATTCAATTCTGTAATTTATATTAATACAAGTTTATGCTTAATTATTCATTATCTAATTCTTCTAATTCTTCAAGTATGTCAACATCTTCTTTATCTTCTGTATCTTCTGAATCTAATGTAACTTTTGAGGTCGGTTTGCCCAATTGCCTATCAACCCAATATTTGAGCAAATCTGCTTTTACTTTATCGCTCTGACTTTTTTCAATTAGATTCCACATTTTATACAATGCTTCAGGCAATTTTGAATTTACAATCTTTTCTGCCTGAGCTTTATTTTCCTGTAGTCTTTCGTCAAGGGCTGCCTTAAATTCTGGATTTTTGAGCCAATCATATATTGCTTGTCTGCTTCTACCTATTTTCTGTGATATTTCAGTAATTCCCATACCTGCAACCAAATATTCAATACATAGTCTTTTTTGTTCATCAATTATCATTGTCAACCTTCACCACCTTTACAGTTAACAATTATACCCCTAATTCAATGAAAATCTTAAAGTTATTATTATAACAATAATCCTTAAACAAATCTAATATTGTTTGATTTATTTCTTGTTTTTTTTCATTCTCTGCTGATTTGTATGCCTCTTTTAAATTTTTCAACAACTGAAGAATTATCTTCCCCTTTACTTCATCATTAATATTATCAACTTGAATTGCTCTCATATTATAAATTTCCTCCTTAATTATTATAAAGATATAAAAAAACAAGGGCTAACCCCTTGCGACAAAACAATTCACGAAATTCGTCGAATGATTAATTTTTCTCAACATGCCTTTCCACGTCATGAATATCACCTTTGTTTTATTTCTACAAAAAGAGGGAATTTCCTGCAAATATCGAAAAATTTTAGCTCTTACTTAAAAACCAACTGCAAAATTTTTCCAAACTAATATTTTTAAACATTTTATTTTCCAGCATTTCTTTTGTTTTTTTAAGTTGATATAAGCTATAATCCATAAATTTTCCTACAATGTCTCCAATTTCCTCCGGCCAATTGAATTCATTTTTGAAATATTTTGCATAGTTAATATATTGATCCATTTTTATTATCATATTCAATCTCTCCTTTTATCTTATATAATTTTTTTTTAAAAGACTTTTTACGTAACTTTTTACGTAGTTTTTACGGTCTGGAAACCCGCATCAGACGGCTTTTTAAGTTTAATACGTTTAATACGTTAGGTATAAAAATAAAAAACCTACAAAGAGAAAAAATTATATATTGAGAATAATTCTCATTAGGGATGTACTACTCTATAGCCTACAAAG